TATGAGAAAGGAAGGATATGTTGATGGACCTTGGTATTATAAAGGAGCAAAAGCATGCTTGATATGGCCGGTATGGAATTATGCTTTTCCTAATGCTAAATGGATTATTGTGCGCCGTCGAAGTGCTGACATTGCTCAGTCGTGTTTAGATACAGGTTTTATGCGAGCATATAAAGAATACGATGGATGGATTAAATGGATTAATCACCATGAGCAAAAGTTTGTTGAAATGGTGCAGGCAGGACTTAATGTAAAGATTGTCTGGCCAGAGAGAGTTGTTAAAGGTAATTATGAGCAATTATATGAAGCGATTGAGTGGTTGGGACTTACGTATAAGCCAAAGGAAATTATTGACTTTATTGATTCTAAACTTTGGAAGGCTAAACAAAAAATTGGTATGAAATTATGAGAACTACACGATCAGATGTAAAAGCTGTAATACAAACGGCGTTAGAGGATAACGAGATTCAAATCCTCATGGAGATGGCTAATAGAATGGTTACCGAAAGTCTTTTGAGTTCATCATTGTCCACAGCTGTTTTAAAAGATATTGAAACATGGCTTTCTGCCCATTTGATTGCTATAGGAAAAGAGAGACAACCAAGTGAGGAAAAAGTACAAGATATTTGGATTAGGTATCAAGGAAAGTTTGGTGAGAGTTTGCGCTCGACTACGTTTGGTCAGATGGTCTTAATGTTGGACACATCTGGCGCGTTTGATAGTACTACTAAACGAAAGGTAAGTTTTAATGCTATCCCACAAGATCCGGATAGTACAATACATGACGCATGAGTATTGAAGCATATTTAAAACGTATTTGTATTAACACAGCAGTGTATTGGAGTGATCCGACAGCTAACGAAGATGGCGTAATGCAATTTACAACACCAGTTGAGATCAAATGCTTTTGGAAAGATGGAATTGAGAACATTATTGATAAGAATGGTAGAGAAACAGTATCTCGAGCGGCAGTATATTTATTACAGGATGTTGACGAAGGTGGGATGTTATATTTTGGAGAGCTCGAAGATTTGACAACAGCTCAAAAAAGTGATCCCAGGACAGTAGCAAAGGCATATGAGATAAAGTTATTTGTGCCTTCGCAGTCATTACATTTGAAAGGAGAGTTTAATCGAAAAGCAATGTTATAGTGGGCAGGACAGTAAAGTTTATAGGTCTTAAGAAAGTAATGAGAAATCTTAATAAGGAGATTTTAAAAATAAAGGGGCGGTCGATGATTGGTCTAATTGAAGCGGCTATTATTATTCGTCGAGATATGGAGAAGACGCCGCCGCTTACTCCGGTAGATTTGGGGAATCTTAGAGCCTCCTTTTTTATTACTACTGGGACTGGTAAATCAGTTGGGGAACAGCCAAAATGGAAGGGTGATAATGCTTCTACTCTTGCTGCAGATCATAGTAATAATGTTGGAGCGGTTAAATCAGAGATAGCTGGTAAGCCGGTTGTGGCTCTTGGATTCTCAGTAAATTACGCTGGGTATGTTCATGAAACTAAAGGTTCTAAAAATTGGAAAAGGACAAGTAGTGGTCCTAAGTTTTTGGAGTCTGCGTTAAATCGTAATCACGGAACTATTATAAAAGCAATAAAGGATAATCAGATATAGATGAATCCAAGTTCGAAAGATATAGCTGAAATAATGGAGGTATCAACATTGGCGTTGACTCCGGGGACTGATTTGTTTCGATTCCGAATGCCACCTACCCCACAGGATTGCGTGGTAGTATTGGATATCTCAGGGAATGAGCCAATGGTACAGCTTTCAAAAGATAGGAGTGATTATTATTACTCTGCAGTATCAATACAAGTGAGGAATATTGATTACTTAACAGGGTATGGGATTGCCTTAGATATTTTTCAGTTTTTGCATGGTACAGCACATATAATAATTAATGATACTTATTACTCATTGATTAAAGCAATGGCTGATCCACAACTTCTACATTATGATGGGAATGACAGAGCTGTATTTGTTATTAATTTTGAAGTTCAAAGACGAACTAATCTTTAATTAAATAGATGTATAACTTAAACAAAAGGAGGTATTAAATGAGTACATTAGCAAAAGTTGGTTTTGGAGCGGTACTGAACAGGTGGAATGACAATAGTTCCCCTGGAGGCTACGATGAAATACTTGAAGTCACTAGTATCAGCTGGGAAGGAGCAACTAGGGGATCAGTTGAAGTTTACGTTCTGAATGCGTCTGACGACTACGTCAACAAATTACAGGGTGTTCTGAATGCTGGTTCTGTCACGGCAACTGTTTTATTTACTAAGAATGGTTTTGCCACTTTAAAAACTGATCTTGAGACACGGGGTGATCGTGATTACCAGATCGTGTTACCGGATGGTGAGGGACTTGAGTGGTCAGGATTTATTAGTGAACTGCCGTTAGACATTACTTCGGATGATGTAATGCAAGGAGACGTTGTTTTTCAAATTAATGGAAAAGCTGATTTCTTATCAGCAGCAACAAGTTAAGTTTAATTTTTACTAATCAAGTAAATATTTTAATCATGGTTGAATACATTGAGTATAAGAAAAAGAAATACCCAGTTAGGGTAAGTTATTTTGCACTGAAAAAAGTAAGAGAGGAAACAGGCGAAGATTTTACTAAAGCCATCCAAAGTGCACAAGAGGACGGTGGGGTTAATTTTGATATGTCTATTTATGAAAGTATGCTTTACTATGCTTTGATTGCAGGAGCAGAAGCGACTGACACTAAAATGGAGTTGAAGAAGGAAAAAATGGAGTTTGTCCTGGACGAATGCTTCATAGATTTTATAAACTTAATGCAGAAGTTTTTCCCACAAGAAATGATTGATGGAAAAAAGATAGCGCCGGGCAAGAATCGGCAGCAGAAGCGCTCGGGGAAGATTCTAGTAGAAGAGAAAAAGAAATAGGATTAAGTGGTAATTATGCAATAGCATTATCTCGATTTGGATTAAGTTGGGATCAGTTTTTATTCCTAACACCTTTGGAGTTTTGGTTAGCGTTAAAAGATAGCAATGATCTTGAATTATTAAAGATACAGCCAGTATGTGAAACAATTAGAATGTCTACTTTGTGGTTAGTAAATGTACAACTTCCAAAAGGTAAGAAAATTAAGAAAGCAGAAAACCTATTCAAATTTGTTTGGGATAAGGAACAAAAGAATCAGACATTTGCTGAAATGAAGAACGTTATGAAAGTGATAGCATCAGCAACAAAGAATAATAAAAAACGAAAACGTAAAAAGTAATGCCAGGTAGTACAAATTTAGGATTTTTAAAAGCATTTCTTGGACTCAATACAAGAGGACTCACAGTGGGGTTAAATCAAGCCCAGACGGCCATGAGTAGAGCTTCTGCAAAAATGGTAGCTACTGGTAAAGCAATGTCAATGGCTATCTCATTGCCGTTAGGTATTATTGCAGGGGTTGTTATTAAAACGTTTGCTGATTTTGAAAAGTCCATGAACCAGGTAGCGGCTGTTACTCAAGCGACAAGGGTAGAAATGCAAAAGCTTGAAAACGTTGCTAGACAGTTAGGATCAAGTACAAAATTTACTGCGATACAAGCCGCGGAAGGTATGAATTTCTTAGCGATGGCTGGTTTTGAAGTTGAGGAAATTATGACAGCTTTACCTCATGCATTAAACTTAGCAGCCGCTGGTAATATGGAATTAGCCAGAGCGGCAGATATTGTTTCAAATATTATGAGGGGCTTTGGTATTGAGACTGAACGCACAGGAGAAGTTACAGATGTTCTTACTGCAACGTTTACAAACGCTAATGCTAGTCTAGAGCAAATTGGAGAGTCAATGGCATTCGTTGCACCAGTGGCAAAGGCATTCAATCAGCACATCACTACGGCAGCAGCAGCGGTCGGATTTTTAGGTGATGCTGGTATACAAGGTTCACGAGCTGGTACTGCATTAAGACAAATGTTGTTACAGTTAGATAAGAAGTCATTGGAATTGGGAATAAGCGTACGTGATACCACTGGTGATTTCAAAGATATGGCAGACATATTATTGGAACTTGAGAGGACTGGTATACGTGCGGATAAAGCCATCAGTATAGTAGGTCCTCGGGCTGGAGTAGCATTAGCTTCATTGATGGACCGGGGATCTGATGCTTTACGAAACTTTGCAGGAGAAGTTGGGAACGCTGGAGGGATTGCAGAATCCGTTGCTAAAACTCAGATGCTGGGATTATCCGGAGCGTTTGTTGAGTTGAAATCTGCTGCGAGTGAGTTAGCAATTTCATTTGGTAAATTGATCGGACCTGTAATTGAAAATTTAGTTGACAAGTTAAAACAAGCAGTTATAGGATGGGGTAAATTAAGTACGGAAACAAAGAAAATAATTATAGTCATAGCTGGAGTAGTTGGGGCTATCGGTCCAGCTATTTTTATTATTGGTAAATTAATTGCAGTCATATCATTATTGACATGGCCTATTGCTGCAGCAGTTGTAGCAATAGCGGCACTGACTGCAGCAGCATTATACCTTTGGGATAATTGGGAAGCTGTGACGGAAAGAATAAGTGATTGGGGATGGTGGAAGAATATGTTGATAAGCATGGCCCAGTTTTTGTTGAGGTGGAGTCCTGCTAGCTTAATAATAAAAGGATTTAATTGGTTGGCTAAAAAGATTGGCCCGCTTTGGGATAATATAGTATCAAAGGTGACAGATACCGCGTGGTGGAAGAACATGCTATTGGAGTTAATTGATTTCTTTTTAAAGTACAATCCATTCAATTTAATTTGGGAGGCTATTCAGAAAATTTCAGGAGCAGATTGGGGTAGTTTATTTGGTGGTTTAAGCGAACAATTGCAAAAAGTAAAAGACTCGATAGACCCGAGTAAGTTCTCTGAGGATGCAATAATAAATCCGTTCGAAGCAATGGCCGATGGATTAGAGGGCTTAAAATCCTCCACAACTGAGTATGAGCACCAATTCGGCAGTTTCTCTGAAGCGATGGTTAATGGTGCCAATAAGGC